CCTCACCAGGTGCTAATCCGTTTGCTCAAGCTGTCGGAGCAGGTATTGGTGCATACGCTGCTTATAACCTGTTAGGTAATATGGGTGGGAAAGGGACATCATAATGACTAGAACAGAAGGTGGTATAAATAATTTAAATTCAGATGATCCTGTTTTAAACAGACAAATGTTTGCTGAAGCATCTAATCAAGAAACACCTACTTTAGAGGAAGAAACAATAAAGGTTGATACTCTGCCAGAGGTGAAAGCGGCAAACGAAATAACAAAAGATGATATTGAAGTAGTTAAGCCAGAAACCTCTCAACCACAACAAACACCAAGTGTAACAACAACTGTGAGCACACAAAGACAACCTGTTTTAACAAACCAAGAAAAGTTGTCTATGTTTTTATTAC